AATCTTCTGCACTAATTGAATCGTCAACTTCCAATCTGCTATGTTCATATCCTTTGCGCTTGGCCTTCAGTTCCCAACAGAACGATACATTAGGTTTACTTGAACGAACAACAAAAATATTAGCTGTCCTTGATTCTACCCACACAGTGGCGTTGTCATATGAGCTTACAAAGACTTGATATGGAACTGACGTATTGATAGTTTCCAAAAATAGTGGATCAATCGTTATCTGCGCAACACAACTTTTATCAGTGGTGCTCTCTCCGATATCACCGAAGTAGTACTCTGCTGTTTCGTACGCGTTGATAAGTGTTGCACCAGCTGATGTTGGTACGATGGCGTTCTTTGAACCGGTGACGTTTAAAGATCCTGCTGTTAGATTTGGGATATATGTTCTTCTTTTAGGAAGACCATTTGCACCATTTGCATCAAATGATATTACCGTTGTCCCATTTGAAACCACTGAAAAATAGGCATTTGTGCCGCCATATCCAGCATTATCTCCTAGTTCGATAGTTGAATCCCAAGGTAGAACGGCTCTTAAATTATAGCCATATTGTGTATCATTAAAATATCTTCTGCCGTATGACAAAGCTGCTCCAGTATCATCTATATTGAATACATAACAATTAGATGATGCGTTAAAAGCTGGATTATGATTTTTCGTGCCACGATTGAACCCTAATGTTATATATGGTGGCGTTTTAAATGATGTCGATAAAGGAGGATCTAAATCAGTTGGTAAAAAGGCACCACCATACAATGAAATCCCGTCATATGCTTGCAGACTTATATAGCTTTCGTCGCCGCCAATTGAAGTTCCTGTTTTTTCTTTCGTCCAAAGGTGTTGCACAAGTGTCTGATCATAGTCAAAGTTTTCGCTATGAATTATCCAGCCCTTTTTACCCTGTATTTCTATACCGTTATTACCAGCTTCAAACATATTTTGGGCAAAAGCGATTTTGCCATATGCGGGAACGTCACCATTATTCCACAAATCAAAGTTGGTAAGCTCGATGTTACCATTTTTGAAATATGCACCCTCTTTAAGAAAGTTGGTAACAGACATCGTGCCATCATCTACGTTAATATTTAGCAAACCGTTAGTTGATGCGATCTTGCCCTTTTGAAATAGAATCTCACCGGTGTTCAGATTGATTTTCAGATTTTGCCCGTTAATCGTACCAGAAGTGATATTGTCGGCATTCAAGTTAATAACATTGACGTTGCCAGCGTCAAGCGTACCAGACGTGATCTTATCCGCTGACAAACTGGCTGCATTGACTTTTGAAAAATCAATCGTACCACCGGAAATTCTGTCGGCAGACATTGAGCCAGCTTTGATAAGACTTGCATCAAGCGTGCCAGTATTGATATTAGATGCATTTAGATTGATCACTGAAACTTTCGATGCATCAAGTGTGCCAGATATGATACTGCCAGCCGATAGATTAGCAACAGTAACATTTTTGAAGTCAAGCGTTCCACCAACAATCCGGTCTGCGGACATTGAGCCAGTTTTAATTAAGCTTGCATTAAGCGTTCCAGTATTGATGTTTGACGCATTTAGATTAATCACTGAGATCTTAGACGCGTCGATCGTTCCGGCTGTCAGTTTGCTAGCAGTCAAATCGATGATCGCGGCGTCTGGGATAAAAGTCTTACCGCTAAAAACGGTGGTAGCAGCGTCCATGTACAATTTATTGCTTGTACTAAAAATCGACGCATCTGCTTCCAAATTAACATTGCTGATGACCGTGCCCTTAGCAACATATGTCTTGCCAACCGTATCTTTATAAGCATTCAGTTCCTTGATCTGTTCATCGACATCATTTTGAGCAGCATTAGCAGCTTGCATGGCTTTGTCAGTTGCAGCACTAGCACTAGCGCTTGCAGCAGACAGTTTGCTATCAAAGTCGGATTGTGCGCTTTGTAGCTGTTTGCCAACGTCATCAGCACGTTGTTGAGCTTTAGCAGCCGATGAATCAGCAGCAACCGCCTTATTCCAAGCGGTCGTAAAATCGTCTTGCGCTTGTTTGACTTGCTTCTCTACATTGTGCAAGTCGCGTGTAGACGTAATTAAAATCCAGTTGCCTGCGTGGTACTGATACATATCAGTTTCGCCATTACCCAGATCCTTGTACCACAAATCGCCTTCCAGTGGATTGATTGGCTGTGCCTGGCCGTAGTAGTTGGCGTTCTTGCCGTTAGCTGAAACAGCCGCATAGTTGGCAAGTTGTTCAACCGTACCCACACTTTTACCAAGATCATTGACTGTGCTTGTGATCGAGTTCCCCGAGAAATCATCCCCAAGCTCGATTGTATTCTGTCGCTCGTCCAATAGATTATGTGTAACCTTGTAGACGCGCGTGAAGTACTCAATCTTAATGTCATGGCGAACGATAGCTACTGTATCACCAAGCCCCAGATCGCCAACGTCCATTACACTAGCTCGAAAACTAGCTTGTGGTCGTTTCAGTGTCTGTAATGCGGACCAAGTGGCTTTTAACAGCTCTGCCGGATCAGTAATGTCTTCGAAAATCTCAATACCAATGCGTGGCTTGCCATCGTCAAAGCCGTACTTAGCAGTTGCGTCCACGTCTTCAACGTATTCTTGACCAGCTGGCTTGTCAGTAGGATTGCCGTTCTTCTTTGACCAGACCACATCAGCAAAGTTAATGCGCCGACCATAGCCATCAGGCGTTTCTTCTGCTGTGTTGTCTTCATGGTAGACAGCTTCACCTTTACCACGACCGATCAAAGCCGTGATTAGATTCTCTGCTGATTCTTCGCGTTCAACCGTCAGCAAATTTGAGCCGTATTCAAACCGTTTGCCAGTTCGTTGCCCTTGCTGAGCATACAAGTTGACCAAACGATGCTCAATCTGATGTGTCTTAGGATTCAGCGTGATCTCAAACGTAACTTCTAAGCCGCACAGCTCTACAATCTTTTGGATCGCTTCCAACGTGCTAATGTAGTAGAAGTTGGTCGAAAACGTACCACTGTCATACGTCTGCCCTACTTGCCAGCGTGTGCCTTCAAGGACAGTCTGTAACAGTTCACCGGCTTTCCGGTTCTCTGGTCGTACGTCCTTGATATAGTGATACGATTTCAGCTCATCGTAAGCCGATTCAACGGCTGTGTACTCAATCTGGTCAGACGATACCTTTTCCGTGACGATTTTAAAAAGCAGATACCCCGAACCGCGTGGCTGTGGGATAGCTGCGTAAAAATAAGATGATGGCAAGCGTTTATTCAGCGGAACAGAAAATGTTAGCTGATCAGCTGCGTTAATCTGCTCTGCCATCTTTGCTTCGATAAAATCACGGTCAGCCAGCCATCGCTTGACTTTTTGATTACGGTCAAAAAGAAACATTTTCATAGCTGTTTTACCTCGTAATCTAACTTGTAACTACCAGTTGCATTAATGCTAATCACAGAGCCATTGCTGATATAGAAATCGCTCAAATTAGAATCAAGCGTCAACCCCATTAAGTTGTCGACAGCGTTAATCGACAAGTTTAGGTTAGCAAAGTCAATCACGACCGCTTGTCCGGCATCCACACCAACTGAAAGACTGATATTTTTGCCATTGCAAGTAACGGCTAAGTTGGCTACTGCTTCAGCCGGCGTAATCGTCAGCTTGGTTGGCGTTTGCGGATATATCAACTCGTTATCATTGACATTGATCTGCGTACCAGAACCAGTGATAGTTTTAACATTGCCATGCAGATATGGATCTGTTAACGACAACTCAATCTTACCGGTGGTATTCAGAGTTTCACTGTCCAATGTCAAAGCTGACGCAGTCCCGACAAAGTGATACTGTTGCAAATCAGCAAAATAAAACGGCTGATTTGGCTGAAACAATAGTTGTTTCAGTTTCTTCAACCGTTCATTGTACTGCTCAATTGTCGATGCCAGTAGTTGAAACGTAACAGTGATCTTTTTACTCTCAATGCGCGATGACAGATACACCGCACCATCATCTACGCGATCAGCAGAGTTAATCTGCCTAGAAAACTCATTCCGGCCTGACGTTGATAGCGTCATGTAGCCGTCAATTTCTTGATCAAGCCAATGGCCACCGTAGTTTAACGCTTCAGTGGGCAATGGCTCGGTTTCAATTTTGCGATTAATGTTTAAATCATGGAAATCGTACATGCTGCCCTCCTAGAAACGATAATTGCGTGCCAGTGATGCTTGACTGCCCTGCTCACGCGAGATGTCAGAAACAAAAGTCGTGTAGTTGGAACCGCCTAATGACAAGTTGATATAAGCGGGTTGTTGAACCACATTAAGCTCATGGTCAACCGTGCCACCAAATGACGCACCGTGAGACAGTGCCCCGTTGATTCGCTGTTGCATGTCAGTCATATGGATATCCGGCATAGCGGCTTCTGCCATGCGCTTAGCAGCATTCTCAACAAGATCGGTATTCTGCTCGATACCAACAGCCAGACCAGCGGGTACCCACTTACCAACTTGATCACGCATGACTTTTGATGGCGATCCAATGTTAAACCATGCTTTAGCAGCATTCATAGCTGCGCTAGCCATACGAGCAGCAGCAGACGCAGCACGCCAGATTGCACCTTCAATACCATTGACAAAGCCCATGACGAAATCACGACCGGCAGATACCATTGCTCCTGTCATGGACCGTGCGGCACTCACTGCTCGTGCAATGCCATTAGCAGTAGCATTACGTGCTGCGTTCCAACCACTAACGAAAGCCGATTGAACCGCACTCATCATGCTCGAAACAACGCCGCACATTGCTGACATACCGCTTGAAACGACCGATCGTACCATGCTCATTGCGCCCGAAGTAATACTCTTAATGCCATTCCAGGCTGACGACCACACTGAGCTAATGCCGTTCATCACACTGGAAATGATGCTCCGTACGCCGTTAATTGCAGTAGATACAATTGATGTAATGCCGTTCCAAATAGTTGAGGCAACATTCTCTATCTCATTCCAAGCACCAGACCAATCGCCTTTGATTGCATCAGTTACCGCTCTAATAACGCCTGCCACGGCATTAATAGCCGTAGATACAGTTGTTGATATGATTGACCAAATTGTCTGCACGACCGTTTCAATAACATTCCAGGCAGTCTGCCAAATAGTCTGGATGATAGTCATGACACTTTGGATAACTGTCTGAATTCCTTGAATTTCAAGACTAATAAAGTTCTTAATGCCGTCCCAGATTGTCATTGTAACGGTTTCGATTGCGTTCCAAATTGTGGCCCATACAGTTTGAATTGCAGTCCCAATCGTCAGAATCACGTCTGCAATAGCTTGCATAATCGTTGAAACAACGGTTTTGATACCATTCCAAACAGTAGTAACAATCGGCAATAATCCTTGCCAAATAGTTTGTGCAGTATTAACGATTCCTTGCCACAATGTGCTAAAGAAATCAGTCAACGCACTCCATAGATTTTTAAAGGCGTCTACGATTGGTGCCATGCCTTGAGCAAACGAGCTCCAGACACCTTGAGCAAAGGTAACAATGCCATTCCATAAGTTACCAAAGAAATCAGATAATCCTTGCCATACTGATTCAACTGATTGTACAACCGGACTGAAGAACTGCCCGAAACTACTCCAGACATTCTGTGCAGTAGTAACGATATTGTTCCAAAGGTTGCTGAAAAAGTCTGTCATGCTCTGCCAGGCTTGCTTGATACCGTCAACGGAATCCGCAACGCTTTGCGTAAACTGTTTCCACATTGCCTGGCCCGTCTTGGTTTTAGTGAAAAATACTGCCAATGCTGCAACAACGGCTGCAATCGCGACACCAATTGCGACCCAGGGATTAGCCAAAGCCAATTGCGCTACTTGTAGAACCCGCATTGCTCCCGCAGCGAGCTGAGATGTTGCAGCTAATTCGCGCAGACTACCAATGGCAGTGGTTAAATCGCCAGCCATCGATAACGCCTTCATGACCCGGCCAACATTACCAATCGTCTTAATGACGCTACCACCAAACGAAATTAGTTTACCCCAACCTTTAAAGAGACCACCTAATGCAGTTGTAGCAGCACCAATCGCTGGTGACATGCCGATGAAACTACGAATTACCTGAGCTGTACTGCTATTAGATGTAGTTGCCCATTCTAAAGATTGGTTCATCATGTCTAAGATTGCACTGTTGACGCCACCTTTAGTCTGCATTGCCTTGTTACGCAGTGCTTCCCAGTTACCACCAACCTGTTCGATTTTGGATCCTAAGTTTTTCTGCATTTCGTTAGCTTGATCGCTCAGAAACTTAGTAGCTGTCTGAGTGTCTTTGGCAGCACCATTCATGGCATTAGCATATGCTGTCCAAGACGTTGTGGTGTTATCAGACTTATCCTTAACAGCATCCAACAGTGGAGCGATTGCTTGCATACCAGCAGCACCGAACATGGTCTTAAGTGCAGCTGTCTTCTGAGCATCACCCATGCCGTCAGTTGCCGCAGCAACTTCTTTCAGGATTTGCGGGAATGGCTTCATCTTGCCAGAACTATCAACGAACGATAGGCCTAATGCGTCCATTTCCTTTTTGGCACCCTTAGATGGAGCTAACATTTGCCGTATAGCATAGCTAAGATCTTCTGATGCTTGTGCAGCGCTAAATCCTCGATTGGTGAGCAAACCGATAGCTTCGGATGTTGTACTCATATCCATGCCAGCCAGTTTGGCAACAGAACCAATCGTAGCCAGTGCTTGTTGCATGTCTTCGATTGACGCGTTGGATAGGTTAGCTGTTTGCGTCAGGATAGCAGCAGCCTGTTGTGGCGATTTAAGGCTGTCTCCCCAGATGTTCATCGCTTGCTGCACGACGCTAGCAGTCGTTTGCAAATTTGCACCAGCCGCTGTCGCCGCTTCCGCAATTGCCGGGAATTCCTTTTTGATTGTCCCTATTGATGCACCATCTCGAGCCATTGCTACCATGGCATCAGCTGCATCTTGAGCACTGATTGGCAAAACAGCGCCCATGTGGTTGGCTACATCAGACAAGCCATCAATGTCTTTGGCCGTCCCACCGGCTATGACTGCAGCTTGATTAAGAGATGACTGAAAGCTACCAAACCCTTTAACCGCTTTAACACCCATTGCCGTAGTAGCAGTACCGGCTGCAATCATTGCATTGCCAACGCCCTGCATATGCCTGTTAACTGCCTGGCCGAAAGATTCAGTAGCCTGACCGGCACGAGCAATCGTGGATGAAAAACTGGTGTCAACTGCCGAGAGAATGGCTTTGACACTATATGATTCTCCCATTTGTCATTCTCCTTTCCGCTCAGCCAGTGGGATGATCTTGCCAGCTTTCTTAAGCCGGTGGAACTCGCGCGACCTGGCCAGCAAGATTTCTGCTCGATTCTGATTCTTAACTCGCTTAGAGCATGCTTGGTAATCTGGCTCATACGCAGACCGTACTGCGTCCACATGCTCTTGAGCGTCAAAGAATTGATCGAACTTCTTATATTTGGGCTTAGGATGACGTTCTCCAGTCGTGGCTTGTACGGCTTGATTAGCCCACGCCTGTTCAGCTATATGTTGGCTGATTTGAACTTGGTGCAGTTCGTAAGCCTCCATTCTCAGCTGATATTCAGCCATGCCCATTGCCCAGATGTCTTCTAGATTTTTAAAGCCTAGATATGCCAATGAATTAAGCAAAATCTCGTGATACGTCTGCTCACTGTTTTGCTCTGGCCGTTTATCTAGGCTTTCATCTTTTTTACCGCTAAATTTGCTGCATTAGACTCATTGATTTCCTTAAGTACTTCGTCAAAGATTTTCTCAAGGTCTTCGCAGTCGTCCAGATAGTTATCGATCGTGGTCTGAGCAACCTTTCCATAGCTTGCAGCAAACAGCACATCTGATAAAACAGCTGCATCATAGGCACGTAAGCCAAGAATCGACCGGCTCATACCCATACCGAACTTGATACCGCTGTTTTCGACACTGGCGATTTTGTCCAGCTCACGCAGGAAGCGCACACCAAACTTCAGTTCAACCTTTTTATTATTAATAGTCAGTTCCATGACAGATCCTCCTAAAAAGTCTGCTCCCTCTACAAAGCCTTGAACAAATCAAAACCTTATAGAGAGAGCAGACCGCTCTCTTACATTAAATTAGTTGGTAACAGTATTGGTAGGCGTCGTAGCTACTGATTCTGAACCAGTACCGGCATCGGAATCAGCCCATGCAGCACCGCCACCATCAGTGCCATCGTCCTTAGCATCAGTGACAACACCAACACCACGGAAGACATAATCAAGCTCTTCTTGGGCGTCATCCGGCAGATCAGTCCATCCCCGTTGTGGCGTACCATCAACAGTAATCGTCGTATCACGGTTAGATGTATCGTCTGGGTCACCATCAGTCTCGTCTTCGTTGACCGTCCCCCGCATGTAGATAGCGTAGTACTTACCAGCCATGTTGCGGCGCTTGCGATAAACGATCCAGAACTCCATTTTTTCGTTGTTAAACAGCGAATCAAGCAGCTGATCTGCAATCTTAGACCAGTTATTAATGAATTCTACTTCCAAGTCCGTTTCAATCGAGCTAGAAGTACCCACAGAACCAGATTTAGTTGGATTAGTATCACTGTCACGCTGTGGATCAAATGACAGACTGGTTTGATATGGGATTAATTGACCGGCTACTTTGCCTGCTTCGGAAAGTTTACGTGCAAACAGCACGACATCAATACCTTGCAGAGCCGGAATTTCGGTTTTAGCCATTGGTTTTCACCCTTCCTTATTTCATTTTAAATTAAACACAAGCGTATCTACACCATGCCAGAGCACAGTATCAGGTACGCTTGTATCTTGCATCATTTGGCTTTGTTGATTTCGTGGCGCGAAAGCATAACCATTCGTTTCGAAATCGCAAAAACCTAATATCTGTAACAAATCACTAGTCATCGTTGATGCAGTGATACGATCATCTCCGCTTGCCCACACGTGGATCATGATCGATAGCTGTGCGCTGTAGCCAGTCTTAGTGGCAATCGGCGCAGTTTGTACCGTATCAACGACAACAAAAGGGTATGCTGCGTTCTCACTGCTCATTGGCAGATGATCATACGTTGTATACCCTTTTAATGTTGATTGTGTAAAAACATAGTCATATAAAGCTTGATCTGGTGATTTCATACAATCACTCCATTAAGTGCTTTAAGTCATCGATAAACTGCATTGACTGGTACGTAAAAGCAGGACCAAGTGTTGGCCTAGCTGACATAAAGCGTGTGCCATATTCAAGGTACGGAAAGTAGTAGGTATGTGGCGCAACAACTGCCGTCATGCCACCATTTTGCAGTGATACGGTCGTACTACGACTGGTTGCACCAGTTGGTTTAACCCAACGTCTGCCTTCCCAATGGCCCCTGTAAGCTGCACTCATATTGCTTTTGGTGCGTTGCTGAAGAGCTGCACCATGCTTAGCAACAATACTGCGCACTTTGGGATGAAACTCAATATTCATCTCTTCAAACTTGGCTTGCAGTTCTGACAGTCCTTCAATCTTAACGATCCTAGACATTGCTATCACCTACAATCAGCGTATTGCCTTTAAGCGGCTTACGGGATGTCTGCATACGATACTTGGCAGTGTCGTCATTAATCATCAGGTACGACCACGACTCAGGCATAGCTGACTCCAACCGAAGTATCTTAGATTGATGGTTATAGTTACCAAAAACCTGTACGGCACGATCAACGCCCATATCAGTTACATTACCGTATATCGTAGCTACCAGCTTAGCACTGTTATCATGCCGACCAGTGACAGGATTATAACCCGTACCTTGCGTATAAAAACGAATTACATGATCCATTCTCATAACAATCACTTCCGATACGGATTAACGAAATAAGCAGTGCCATTGGAACGAACATCCTTGCTATGACGTTGTTTCCAAATGTTAATATCATCTTGAAAATCGTCAAAGTCAGATGAATTGAAGGTGATTGACTCGCCTTCTTGCGTATATGACGACATTCCTTCGTTCTTCAGTCGGTTGTAACGGCGTACACACACTTCAAGCAGAATGAATCCGAGTTCTGAAGGAAAAGCATCTTGCTCGGTCAGTTGCAGCTTAAATCGTAGAGCCTGCTCAGTATTATCGATGATTAGTTTTAATAAATCGTCTTGGCCAGTATCCTTTAAGCGAATCATAGTCTTGAGATTAGCCAGAGTAGTTGTCTTATTCATCCCAATCACCACGCTTGTAATTAATTACCAGTGGAGGCAGATGGAGCAGAAATCGTAGCTACAACGATACCGTCCAGACGTTCTGGGTAAACTACACTAGCAGTCATAGCCATCGTTTCTACAGATGCATTTTCAGTCTTAGCATCGTGCACGATACCAACCAGACCCGTTTCATCAGTCGTCAGGTTAAATGCTTGACCCAGCGAACCAGACATTGCAGCGTAAGCATAGTTGATGTTTTGGGATGCAGTAGCAGCTACCTTACCTTGTGGCACTAAACCAGTCATGATGATGGTATTGAAGCCCAGGAAGTTTTGCACGTACTGCAGGCCAAAAGCCGTCTGTACAGTTACGTTTGCACTACCCAGATATGCGTAGAAGTCGATTGGGTTGACGAACAGTACAGATTGCACGTCATCATCTTCCCACTTGACAGCCAATTGCCCCAGAGCGTTAGCCAATGCCGTCTGGAAGTTCGTGCCGGTAGCAGTCGTCGTACCAGTCATAACAAAGTCAACAAAGCTCTTCTTAATGTCCTTCTGAATTTCTTTAAGCAGCTTGCTGTCGGTGTCAGCAACTGCCGGTGTGAAACCAGCACCTTGAATAGCTTCGGCAGTAACTTGCTTGCGGTACTTAGAGAACGTCAATTCTTCCGTCTTAGACAGCTTGCGCGTAACTTTGGACAGTGGAATTACATCACCTTCAGCGGGCTTGCCGTCAGCCTTAGTTACTTCGGACTTGTAGATCTTGATCTGAGATCCCGCCGTCATTGGTGTCATCCGTGATACACCCATAATCTTAAGCAGAGTTGCTACGGATTCGTTGAATCGTTCCGTAAAATCAATGGATTGTGCAATCAAATCTGCTTTTGTAATTTCATTTTCTGGAACAGTCATAATGTTTCATTCCTTTCTAGTGTTCGAATAAGCTCATATTCTGCTTAATGGCCTCCACACGCTTGACTGGATCATTAATCTTCATGATGTCAGCTTTACTCATCTTGTTATTGCCATTCTGGCGTGGTGTGTGGCCCTTAAGCATCCCTTTTTTCGTGTCGCTTTGGATAGACTGAGCAAACTCAATCAGCGTCTGTACATTGGCGTAAGTCTTTTCGTCATCATTGGCTACTACCATGTCTAAGACCTTGTCGCTTACGTTAAGGCCACTTTCTTTGAAGACTTCAGCAGTTTGTTTGATTGCTTCGTTGCGAGCCAGTTTGGCTTCCAGTTCAGCAATCTTTGCATCTTTTTCATCGGATGCTTTCTTAGCCTTGTCTTCATCAGAAAGTTTTTTAACCGACTTACCGGATTTAATCCGTTCGATCTCTGCCTGAGCGTCCTTAAGCTGTTTTTCAAGGTCATGCTTTGATGCTTGCTCCTTGCCGATACGCTTTTTCAGCTTTTCGACAATTTTGTCGGAATCAACTTTCTTCTCATCATCTTCTGGGGTTTCGATTGGCGCGCCTTGCCCAGTTTGTTCTTGATCATCAGTAAGTTGCTCCGTATTTTGTTCATTGTCCATAGTTGGCACTCCTTTCTCGCATTTAACGTCTTGGGAGACATACTCAAGTTTTATTTAACGTCCACAACATAGGAAACGGACAAAAAAGAGCACTATCACTAGTGCCCAAAGAAATAAGTTTTAATAAACAAATAATTGATTAGTAGTTTTGCTCGGATTCTTTTAAGCATCTTCATCACTCCAGAAAGCACTGATAGAGCATCGGCAATTGGGATGTACTGGAATTTCTGGCGCTTTATCAACTGGATAAACACCAAATCCTTTGCCGTGAGGATCATTATCAGCAATCTCTCGGCAGACACGACATGCACCAGGCTCTGCATACCATTTACACCAACGATAGCCGTTGTCAGTTAGCGACTTAACCTGTGCTGCATGCTGAACACGAGCTGACTCGGTTCGAGCGATGCGCTCCGTCACATATCTGTGGTTGTTGATAGTGGAACGAACTTGATCTTTCAGCAATTTAGCCATCTGGCGTGGATTCTTGCCTTGTATGACACCAACGCTGATCACTGCATCTAACGTAGCTTTCAGTGCATCCTGGTTCGCCCAGATTCTCTGGCTAAACGTTGCACCATTAAACTGAACCATAATCTGCTTAGCAACGTCACTAGACGTCCATAGCTGATCGTTCTTAGCGGTGACATTAAGGATACCAGCTTGCCGTTTCAGCTCGTCTGTGTAGTCCTTAGATACTTTATCTTGCACTGCTTGATCAACTTGCATCCCGCACTCAATCATGCGCAGACCAATCTGTGATTTAAGCAATTCCAAACGATTAATACGCATGGTGGCATTGTATATCCGCATACGTTCGTTTACTTCATCACTAAAATCATCATAAGTAACATGGTGACCAGCTGCTCGCATCAAATCAGCTTGATGAACCAACGCTTGTGCTTCTGACTCATACGCCGAAATATCTGCACCAGTGACAGCTGCACGAGCATTGTCGATTGATGTCTCATTTCTGCTAGCCAGTGATCGGTCAATCTCTTTGTTGATGCCGACAATCAGCTGATCATAATAGCGCTTGAGCTCTTGATTGAACTTGTCATCGTTATTCAGCTGCTTTAACTGCCACTCACGCTCTCGCCAGTATGCATTATTGTTCTTCGTCATCTACATCATCAGTCTTTCTACTGTCTACTGCCGATGTCGCATTTTGCAGTGCATTCTTAACGTCATCAGCCTGTTCTTGCCGTATGCGATCAATCTCGGCTTGTGGGTCGTCCACAATTGACAGTGTTGACAGCTGTGTTTCTTTGCTGACGATGCCAGAGAGCGTTGATGCCGTCTGTGCTTCATCGGCTAAGTTAACCGGCAGATTACGCGTAAACTTAAAGCGCAGGTCTTGCCATGCATTAGCATCACTTTCTGGCAAAACAGTACCAACGCTAAAAACAACACGATATAAACGTCGCAAGGCTTGAGTGAACTTGCGCTCTTTGTTTGCAGCCATATTCTTCATCGGCAACAATTTGTACTGCAAGGCTACACCAGAGCTATTGCCTGCAAAGGCCTCATCGTTAAGATTTGCCACCATTGATATTTGATAAATCATTGAGATAAGGCGGTCAATAATATGCTCTTGCATGTTGTCACCATCTGGCTTGGTGATGAAGTCCACAGTTGCATTCGTTGCGTCTGCATCTGGCGAGTAGATCAATTGGTTGTTGATGATATCAATATCCGGCTTTCCATCACCATCTTGATCCAAATTAATGCCAAGGATCTTAAGATACGCGTTGTCAAAATACTCGACTTGGTTAGCTTTCTGCGACAGGGTCTTGTCTAAGGCATTGATCAACGTCTTGACATTATCAAACACGCCTTGTCGCTCTTCATTCGCGTAAAACTCAACTGCTGGGACAACACCAAATGGATTATCGTCATCACTGACAGCCAGTACATCGTCATAGTAGTCCCAGACATCATCAGCATAGTAAACCTTAGCAACCTGTTTATTTTCAGCGTCACGCCAATATCGCACGAAAGCTAGCGGCTGATGTGCAACCGTGTCATCGTAGATCATGAACGCTTCGATTGGGGATGCATATGCCAGCTTGGTTTCGCTATTTTCGTCTTGATATACAAAAGCAAGCGAACGTCCGTAGATATCCGCTTGCTTACTGATTTCGCTTAATTTGTCTTGGAAGGAATTTGTGTCATTCCACTGCTGTAGCAATTCATTCTTTGGCTTATCATCAAGCGTAATCTTGGCTGGTATACCACTGAAAAAGCCATTGTAAGTATCAACGATATAGTGTGGCAAATTAGCCACCAAGCGATTGTCTGGTCCTAAACCACGCCCCAGTTTATGCAATACATCATGATCGCCTACATACATACGCATGTTTTCTTGATAGCCAGTACTTGCTTGCTGATTGTATTGAATGAAGGCTTGCAGGTCAGCCGTTGTTAACTTCTCGCCTAGTGGATAAATGAAAACATTGCCAGGAAGCACTTGCCCTTTGCCATTAATAGTCGCCATTGATCTCACTCCCTTAGATATAGATATTTTTGAGTAGTTTACCGTGTGGTGCGCTAGCTCCATTGATCTCATTCAGCGCGTATCTGATTGCATCAATCTCGTGGTTGTACGCGTCCACAGGCTCATTTGTGTACTCATTGGTTGCTCGGTCTTTCTTATACGTATAATTCTCGAGTTCTTCAATCGTCTTCACGCACCGATCATCAACTACCAGATGATACTGCTGCATGAATGAAATGCCCTGAATGATACTATCCTTACCCTTCTTGGCTGGCCGAATGCGATAGATACCATCTCGTTTAATTTCGGCAATCGATTTGGGTTCAGCAGCATCAGCCGTAATTACTTCTTTGGAATAGCCCATATCAGTGATTACTTTGGCGATCTCATCATTCAGCATCCCTCGCTTTGCATACTCTTCCATGATGTAGATAATGTGCTTGCGTTCATCAACTTTAACGTGCATGAATGCTGTCTCGTCATTCGTGTAACCAAAGTCTAGTCCAAAATAACTTGGCAAATCAGCTAAAGCACGCTGATTAAGCCTTCGCTTTTCGAAGTCTGGAAAAACGAGCTTATCCAATGTCGCAAACTCACCTAGCGTATAGATCTTGTAGTATGCCGGATTGGTCTGTTTAAGATTTTCGATTGTTCTGATGTTGTCTGCATCAAGAAAATGATTGTCCTTGTATGTTGATTGATGGATCACCACACGCTTCGGATCAATCTGTACACCAGGCTCAAACCACTGCTTATAGGTCCAGTTAAGCTTGGAAACAGGGTTAAACATGCAAAAGATTTGGCGTTGCTTATGTTTTGGTTCACGAAGTCGCAGAGTAAGCTGCGTAAAATCGTCTTGGTTAAACTCAGACGCTTCTTCCATGACGACATCTGACAGGCCCTTGATAGACTTGATTTTTTCTGGATCGTCCATTCCTTTAAACAAGAAAACCGCACCATTAGGCAAGCTAATCGTACGGTCTGATTTATTGACTTTGCAAAGCGGTAGCAGCTTCCATGTTGATAGGCAGTCTAAAACGTCAGTAAAGATCGAGTCCTTAATCGTGCGGTCAACCTTTCGTAGCCAGAGCACCTTGCGCGGATACTTCCATTTACCCAGTGCCTTAAGCACAACTTTCTGAACTACACCATGCGATTTGCCCGACGATGCACCGCCATACCAGACTTCTACAAAATGTTCATAGTCAAACAGACTATCATATATCTGGCGGTTAAACACTCGTGCAGGTTTTGGAAAGTTCAGCTTAATCGTCGTCATGAGCAACCACCATCGAAATAGCTAGCAGTTCCATAATCATCGAAAAAATAAGCGTCTTGATACCTATCACGTGTGGCTGACAGATCAGCATCGCAACGAACATCACGGGGATGCACAACATTGCGCTAGTCATCTTCATCGTACTCACCAACTCCCACATCGATTTCAAGGCTACCAGATACTTCTTTTTTGTCAGTCCATGCACCATAGCGCTTTCCAATCAGTTCCAATGCACGAATCTGATCGCTATTCTTGGTTTTAACCTGTACAATCTCACCGCTATTAGTGACTTGTTCTTCAGTAACTTCACCACGTCCAAACGATGCCAAGCGTTCCATTACTTCCCGCATATCCATTGTTTTCTGTGATTGCAGTTCATCATTACGACGTTTCAACTCAGCTTGAATTTGTGGTTTTCTAAGGTTTTCAGCACCGGTTTGTCCTGCATTCTTGGGAGCATATCCGGCTTTAATGGCCGCCTGAGTAGCATTGCCAGAGATAATGTACTCATCGATAAATCGCTGTTGTTTCAACGTTAACTTTGCCAATACTACTCACCTCCTTAAATATTCAAACTAACTTTATCATTTTAGTTGCTAAATATCATTTTGATAATGGAAGCAACTAAAGGGACAACTATACCAGCAGAAACAATACTCATTAACCACCACAATATTTTAGATTGAGAATCAATTTTTGTTTCTAAGTTATCAATTTTTCCTAAAATTTTTACTTCACTAAACTGAATTTTCGAATTTAGTTTTTCTTCAATTAGTTTCAAGTCTTTAGAAGTAACCTTATCTTCACCCATGTCCATATCATCTCCATTGTTCCCTAAAGGCGGAAGTGGTGGAAAATTGCCTTTGTCATCTGGTGTAATTTCTATTGATTCAAGTTTTATTACCATTAATTTTCACCTATTTACGACCGTATACGGGTAGGCAAACCTTCACAATATCTCCACTATATTGAGGGTTTTTTTCATCTGACCATTGCTGCTTAAACTCCAAATAACCGTTGCTTTGGTTCACAACATTAAGTAATTTTGATGTTTCAATATTAAAATTATTTAAAATTTCAAAAATACCGATAGTATTTTCTTTTTGCTTAGGTATAGGCGAATAAAAAGCTTCTAACCTTATACTATTTTTGCCATCAACATAACTAACTGTAGAAAAAATTCGATAACTACTAGTTTTTACACCATCTGCCTGTACCTGCTTTGCAAGTTCAATTAATCCACTAGGCGATGGACTAATCAATGTTTTAATCTTGAAATTAATACTATCTCCATAGTCGAATATAATAGGCTTGTCATTGATCGGCATAATATCAAATGAAATAAGCGAAAACAATTTGATATCTCTTTTCATATCATTTCACCTCTCAAACATAATACAAAAAGCCTGGCACTTTGGCTAGGCTTTGTTTGGGAGGCTAAAAGCGAGCATTCGGGATCGAACCGAACCATTATGTGATACCTTTACTCGCAAAAGTGCCGCAAGGGCACAAGGCTGTATGAATTGGAATATTAAATTGGCTTACCGTGGTTACACGGCAATGTATCCTGCAGGAATCGAACCCACATCTTCCACATAGATATATGTAGCTGCTCGCCCATTGAGCTAAGGATACATAAGTTTCCAGCGTATGTTGTAAGGTTAACAATAAAATGAGATGAAATCCGCTGGAAACTGGTCAGAATATTATTTTTAAGGAGAGATGTTCCACTTCAGAACATCCATGCTACAAGCATACGACATAGTAGGGTCGGTTGCGGGTCGCTCTTGGGTCGTTTTTTATTTTTCCCTTAAATCAATCAGCTCATCGACATGGTATCGCTCTTGCCAATAGATAAATCGTTCAGCGAACTCGCAGAGTGCCTCCCTTTTAATCTCTTGAAATCTTGTTTTGGCAAAACCAACATGTTGTGCAACAACAAAATCTTTTAAGCCATCAAGATAACACTCTTTAAGAATTGTATAACTTGGCTGTTTAGCTCTATGACTGCAGTTGTCTATCGTTTTGGCAACGCTCTGGCAGACAGCTTCTGCCTCGATAATGTTTGTCATTTTAATTTCAGCAGCATTGCCGATTGGCGATCCACCACCCGTCAAACTTAACGCTGGCGATTTTAAGTCCGATCGATTTGCTCCTGACATCCTAAGATAATAATCCAACCGGTAATTAAAAAAATATCTAACATTGTCAGCTGTTGCAGTGCGATTAAAATCTACGGGCAAGTCACATGCAGCCATCTTCATCAAACCACACCTTTCTTTTTGCTTTAAAACGTCCCTTGATCAGATATGGATAGTGCCGATATTTAAGATAGTAATTTAAATCTGATGATCTCTGGAATCCTAGACTAACAGCAGCTTCATACTTAGTGGGATACGTTGTATAGCTATCAGTATGATCATCGTAAACAATGATGCGTCCCCAATCGTGTTGGTGCTTATGATAAAGGTCCCTAAGATTGGCGTCATGCTCCGTAATGAACTTCACTTCTGCCAAGTCCATCTCTAAGTAGCTGGCTGTTGCTCTCATCGTCATGTATCTGGTGTAGCAATCAGCTATCCATTGCGCTACTCGTTTGTCTTCTAGCCTTCTGCGATCGCCAGCCTTTACAGCGTTGCGGAACCTAACAATCATCCGCAGGTCCGGATCATCAGCAGGGACAAGATGAGTAATATCATTGCTAATGCCCTTTTTGGTTTCAAAAGCATCAGGATACTTTTCTTTTAATCGCGATAGTGACTTCAGCAGTTCTGGTGTTACATAACTGGTCATCCAATTTCGCCTTCTTTTTATTACGCTTGCGACGGGTATCGCGACGCTTATGCTTCTTATGCTTTGCCATTCCGATAGACCTCCCAGATGTAGTAAAGCAATGCAGTCAGCATGGTGATGACGATTACTGCAGCACCAAAGCCGACAAACTTAAAGCCAACAATCCAACTAACAAAAACCATCCAGAGCATGCCACCGGCAAACGTTACACTGCCAATGATCGATCCTAAAATAATAAATATTTCCAGCAAGTTCATACGCTTCCTCCAACTTTTTAATCAAAGAGTTCTCGCCCACACATTGGGCAAAACTTGATTCGGTTTGATTGGCCAACACTGGTTATTGCACCATCAGCACTTTTAACCGATGCCATACCATCTAGCTGCGTATCATTAATGATCTTAATTGTGATGCCAATGTTGTTAAAACTGCACTTAAGTAAGGGATGCTTAGATCCATGCTCGCAAAAATCACACATGTTGTTCTCCTTTAAAAGCCTTCAGTCAACCACTCATCGTGATCCTTAAACCTAAATCCATCGATCGCATTACTAATCCGCTTGTGATTGCAGATCTTGGTTACCGTATCAGCCGGGACACCGGTTGCTTCTGCAGCCTTTCTTCGACTAGCATAGAATTCCAGATGGCTATCCGGGTAAAGCACAACTGTTTGGAGACTTTGGTCACCTCTGGGGATCTGATCTTTAAGACGCTTTAGCTCTTTGTTCTGCTTAGCATGGCCCTTTAGAGTGGATATCCCGCACGGTAGCATTGATAGGAAGGTCTGATAGCTCCATCCATTAGCAAGTGCCGTGCGACAAAGTTCAATCAGTTCATCATCGCTTACTCTTGTGCGCCGATGTTTTTTATTAGCTCTGAGGTCTGTCTGATACTGCTTAACGATATCGATTGATGCAACAATCTCGTTTTCTGCAATACCACCAATGTCTTCTGCTACTTTTAACATTCGATTTTCAGATAGTTTGAACCAGTTGCTGCCAAAATAGTAGAACAGTGTGGTAGTAGCTACTGATATCTGTTTGGTTGTCATACCCCTCTTCTCCTTTCTGCCATTGGCGTGATCTTAACGAAGACATGCGGGTCATCGCTGTATCGCTTCCTGGCAACGATATCGGTGATGATGTTGTCATCAGTCCATAACACTCCCGTAAGAGCATCTAGGGTTGATTTGATAAAATTATCGGTATCCGGCTTAACCGTTGGCAAAACAGCATTATTAAGCCGTCGTTGGTACTCTTTTTTTGAGACCGACTTTTGAATATCTCGGTAAAACGTTAATTCTACCTTGATGGCCTCTTCAAACGGTTTGCCTTTGTACTCGTTGCTTGCTAAAGCGTGCAGCTTCTGCTTATAGATCCTTGATTTGTCTCTATCCACCGTCCATGTTCGCCTGCCGTGATGGACTGACAATGGTCGCTGTTGCTCAACTGGTGCAATTGGAAATCGAAACCACATGCTAATTCCGTTTTCACACATTAATCTGCCACCTCAATATTCTCGAAGCCAACTGACATATCTGGAATGCCATTGCCACCGGTCAGCCGTACCAGTCCGACAGTCTTAAGCATCAGGTTGACTTCCACAACCAGAAATAGGCCATCATAGCCTTCAACCATGACTGCCTTTTGCTCGTGCATGGCTTTCATCACCTGCTCTTTTGTCATTACTGTTCCTCCCTAGATCATGCTTGCCCGCACGTCTTCCATCCCGTCGAACGTGATTTTGTGGTCATCGTTCCTGGTTAGCAGACGGCTGAGCAGTTTTGCGTTGTACATCTGTGCTAGTTCAGCAGTGGTGTTGTTGCTGGTGACAATGGTCGACTTTTTGCCAAATCGTGCATCAGCTACGTCATACAGACGTTCCTGCATGTCCTTTCTCACTTCACGGATTGCACCACGCATCCCACCTTCCGTGCCAAAATCGTCCAGCACTAAGACATCTACTTCAATCATCGCTTTGACCAGCAGTTTCATCCGATACTTGGTTTTAGCTGCATCTGGTGCATCATACATATGGCTAAACATCCGGCTCATGGAATCCGTAGAGACAAGCATTGTCGTCATGTCAAATTCTTCTTGCAGTCTGTGCATCATCGCTACTGCCAGTGACGTCTTGCCAGTGCCTGGATTGCCAAGCATCAACACGTTGATTGGCTTTTCTGCAATTCCTTTGGCTAGGATGTATGCCTTGTTGCCAGTATGTTTGGCTAGGTCAACATCAGGCTGTTTGTGTACGTCCCAGTCAGCAAACGTAAACTTCACTGGATCACCGCTCCAAAGTGAGTTATTATAAAAGCGGTATTTATTTCGTTTACGCATGACGGCATTATCTGCTGTCGTGCGTTTTTTGTTTTCTTCGGCAAGATAACTCTTGCACCAGTCTTGGTCGGACAGATCAAACGGAATGTCTTCTCCCCATTTGTCTCTGTATGCCTTCTTGATTGATGCGATATTGACAATCACGTTCACTTTTTCCATGACACTCACCTCTAGCTAAAGTGGTCAATCAACTGCCAGTCTGGATCGGCAGGCGGTTGTTTTCTTCTGCTCTGCGGTTGCTTGTGGCGCTGCTCATCTGCCTTGATATCCTCGATCGTGAGTAGATGTTCTCTTTCGTATCGGTCTAAAATGCTTGCCACATACTTAGACGGCTTTTTCAGTCCTACTATTTCTGCTGCTTGCTTGATTGCATGCTGCACAATGTCTGCACCATACTTATGAACCCACTCTGTCAGATCAGTGGTGATGATACCGTTAGGCCATCCCCATGCATTTGTCCAATCGTTAAATACTTCATTCATGCCTTCAGAGTTACGCCGTGATACTACACTAGTTGGATTGTTATCTGGTTGAACAGATTCGGCGGCAGAATGAGCCGGCCAGCTAGCTGCTTGTGTAGTCTTTGTAGTAGTCTTTGTGTAGTCTATGGTATTGTCATAGTCATCACGACCATTTCCATTTAGTTGAGACGACCATTCCCTTTTAGTCGTGTCGACTATTCCCATTTGGTCGTTTCGGGCAAATGGTGATACCAAACGGTCTAATGCGTCATAGTCGATCGTGTACCACTTAGTTCTGTCAAATTTAAGCTTGTTGTAATTACCAGTAATAACAATGCCACGCTCTTCTAACCAATCAAATTGGCGCTTCATCGTTTTAGCTGTCTTAATCCAGGTAAACTGCTTGGTCCATTCTTCTAGTGAGTTGTAGACCCAGTAATGGCCATCATGATAATTCTGTTTTTTCTGTAGCCAGTAATTAATTTGCTGTAAGACAGCAGCTTCACTGATTCGTGGCTTCTTTTGTGGATCAAGCTCAGTTAAAGCCCCCGCTAGTTCTTGCGACACTACAATTGGATGTTTGGTAAATAACAAGCTACTCATCGCCCTGCTCCTTTCTAGCGGGCATCCCACCCACTCGATGTTCTACGTTCACTGACGACTAATAATTAGTTAAAATGGCAGTTCATCTGCATTTGGTTGTTGTGGTTGCTGTGGTCGTTGTGGTTGGCCATTGGTAGGCATAGCCGCGTTGAAGTTGGCTTGGCTGTTAAAGCCGTTATTAGGAGCCTGTGGAGCTTGTTGACGATATCCGGCTGATTGATTACGGCTGTTGCCAAAGTTGCTCTGACGCTCATTCTGGCCTGATTCTGGCCGTTTCTTACCGTTAGGCTGACTGCCTTCTTGCAGCAGCTTGTGGTAGCTCTTGACACGCAGATACCAGTTGCCATTTTGCGATTGCTCCCAGTCAACGCTCACCGCAAGCTTACGGCCATTCATGACACTGGCTACCTGTGGCAGATTCTCGACCGCCTTACCGCTAGGAATGCCGGATGCAATCATGATCGTATTGAACCGGCGGACCGATAAGTCGAAGTGATCTTCGTCATCGTTCCAGACAGCGTAATCAAAACGAATTGGAGCACCGGCATATTGGCCGTCCAGCACTTCATAGTTGAATTCGACCATTGGGTTTCCGCTCTTGCTGTTCTTTGCTTCTGCGTTGGTGACGCGCACGTTGTACGTCCCCGCTTCCTTCAGGCTCTTGCCGAATACGTTATTTTCATCAGTCGTGAATAGCATTATTAGTCCTCTTCTTTCTTAATTAGTTCACTTGCTTTGATTAACTTGCGATTATCGATTCGGTTCTTGGCATGGTTACCCTGCTCAGGGTCTAAATCGATGAGCCGTTCGCCATCTTTGATGTAGATCCGTCCAACCAGGTCAAACATTGACGTGAAGGCATTAAACGTCTTCTCGTTCATATCAGCCGCAAACCGCCCCTGCATCTTGTCTGGCCCGTTGTCAATCTGGTGTGCTGTAGCATAGACAGTCAGCCCACAGTCACGTAGATAGGTCCCTAATTGACGGAACCATAGCTGCAACTTCTGATAGTTCTGCCGGTTATCTTTCGATGCTCCATCAATGTTCTCCAGCACCATATTCTGGAGTGCCGTCACGTTGTCTAAGCAGATTGCCTGGTAGCGTCCTGAGCCAATTGCCCGGCTTAACAGATCGCCTAGCTCTTGCTGCATGATCGGCATGTCCCGCTCTTCAAGCTTGAAAACATCAATCGATTCATCACCAATCAGCACGTTGGTCGACAAATCAAAGCTAAACAGCAGCTTTTTACCAGGAAAGTCCTTAAAAAGACTCGTCTTGCCCGTCCCACCATCGCCATAGATGAAGTACATATGCGGTGTAGGCGGAATCTTGCCACTTGCGTAGAATTTCATCATTCATCATCTTCCTTTGTCTTGATAATGACTTTGATTTCATCATGAGCGGTGACTGGGACAATCTCACCATCTTCATTGACGCAACGGCCATCGTCCATAACGGTCAGCGTCTTCTTGTATGCGGACCAGTCAAGCTTCTTAGTCGTTTTAACGAATTTAGGATCTACCAGATTAACCAAACGTTTGTCATCATGATCAAACTTGGTGTTCTTGCGCTTTGAAACACTGCCATTACGGCTCTTAAAGCGGTAATGTGGGTTTTCTTCGTACCGTCGCATATAATAGTCACTGATTAAAGCCTCTACATCAGCGATTTCTACGCTACGCCGATCAGTTCCTGGCTGATACCAAGCAGCTGTATCCGCAAGCTCACGTTCACGTTGCTCATCAGCCTGCTTCTGCTCCTCCTTCAGCTTGCGGAGCCGATATAACTTCTTGTGCAGCTCATCTTCGTTCTGAATACGACCATCAAACTTTTGTTGTTCTTGTGCTTCTTCAGTCATGGTTTAGCCCTCCTAATTTCGTTAGCTACTAATAATCGTTGGTAAAAGATAGCGTGGTTTAAGCTGCAACAAGCCCCACCATGTGGCAGATAGATAGGCTTGATGCATGGTTTGCCACACCATTTGCAGTGTGTTACTTCGGCCATGAGTCAAATCCAATTCCCGGCTCGAAAATGAGATCTGGATTACTATTGCGCATCTTGCGCAAATCTTCCTCGTTAAAGAGCCAATTAGCGATGTCCGGATTATCAACCATTACACCGATAGGTAAAATGGCTAATAATGTTTCCAATTGCTTGTCATTCATATATAATTACCTCTGTAAATTGTTTTGATTTCTGCGTTACTGGTGGCGGCCAGTAACGTTTTTTTGTTGCCCTAAAACATCGGCCATCGTGTCTGGTCCGAACAGCTTGACTGCCAGACTAGAGTTAACAAATGGCTTCCACAGTGCCTCAAAGCTGACCAGTACAGTCAGCACAAAGGCTGTCATAGTGAAGCCGTCTACCCAGCTCCAGATAGCCAGGTAGGCAAGCACAATCCAGTTAATTCGGGTAACGTTGTTCATAGCGCTTCAGCTCCTTCCCAAGCTTTTCAATTTTTGCGTTCAAGATGCTGTGATCCACCAGTAGCAGTGCCACCAGCAAAATCCCAAAAACAGGTCCAAATAAGTCCATGTTGTTCCTCCTAATACTTCTGATATGTGACTAAGCGAGGGTCTTGCTTCTTATCGTGCTTCTTCTTTGCCAACCAGGTCATAAAACGTTGATACTCTTGAATATCAACGCGACCATCTGGCAGGAAAACACGCCATCCGTCTGGATAGTCAGTGGCTTCCCGCCGCCTTCGCTGATATGTTGACTCAGACATTGGCTGACCATTGCTGTCATGCCATTCAGACATGAACTCTGCTTTGTTCAGCTGATACCGATACGGGCTCATTCCTACATCTCCTTTCTGCTACAATTGATTCATCTCCTAATGAAAGGAGGTGACAAAATGCCAAAGCAAATTTGGGTCAGTCCTCGTTCAAACGGTTGGGCTGTTAAGAGTTCCGGAAGTACTCGTGCTTCTAAAATCTACAGCACCAAATCAGAAGCTATTAAAGCAGGTCGTCAACAAGCTATTAATAATCATGCTGAGTTGGTTAGTCAGAAGCGAAACGGTCAGATTAACTTAAAGAACTCGTATGGTAATGACCCAATGCCTCCTAAAGATAAGGACTAATCCTTATAGATTGGCATAAACCGCACCCTGAGGCCTTCTACGGTTTCACAGTCGTCATCTGTGATCACCGCTAAGGTCTTGGGGCTTTTTTCGTCTGTCTCAACAATGATCCGTGAGTAATCGGACATTGGCTTTTGGCACTTAGCAGTTGCCTTCTCAAATTCTTCAACAGTTCTCATAGCTATGCTCCCTTCTTTTCATCAGCAGTTTCGATTAGTGGAAGGATGCCATGCCGTTTGAGCAGTTCATACAGCCCAAGCCGTCCTTTCTGCGTCCATTTGGTATGCATGACGGCTTTCTGAGTACCGTCTGATTTAGTCACCATGATCGTCTCTGAATGCGTCCAACCAGTCCGTTGATACTTGCTGTATAACAGCCATGTGTCGCCTTGCTTGTAAATAACGCCTAGATCATGCAGCTTATGATTCATTGCCTGACCACTCATGCCATAATCTTTGGCAATCTGAGTGATTGTGACCAACGATTTATTGCTCAGCACAAGATCGTAGTAGCTGGCTTTAGGCGTCAATTCATTGACTCGCTGTTCAGCAATTGATCGCCGCTCTCGCTCAGTCTTAAGCTCCGTTGCCAGCTTGATAATCGTGTCTGGGTTAAGTAATACTTCCTCAATTTTCTCGTCCGTCATGTAAGCTCCGTGCTTGCGGATCGATGGGAGCACTTCGGATGTTACCCAATTCTGGAATTTCTCTGCGACCTGGTTATTGGCCTTGATTGCCAACTTGTAGAACTGTGGTTCAGTGATGAAATCACCGCGCTTAATTTTGTGTCCAGTTGTGGACACGCCGATATATTCATTAACCCGTTCCCAACGGACATACTCTTTACCTTGCGAGTTAAATTTGGTTAACCCTAATCCGAAAGCAGATTGTTCAGCATCAAATTCAATTGAACCGTCTGCATAAGTCTTAACTGGTAATTCAACGTCACCATATTTGAACATCTGCACGTTTGCTGCGTTCTCAATGGCAGCTTCTGTATTTACGTTTTGCATTACTTTCATCCTTTCTATTATACGAATTAATGCGTATTAATGATGTAAAAAAAGAGAGTCCACATTGATGTGATATAGGTCACACATATCTAGGACCATCTTAACTGGCATCTGTCCTGGATTGTTCTCATATCTGCTCAATGTCTGATATGAGATGCCCAGTTTTTCCGCAGCCTCTTTCTGAGTCAACCCAGCATTAACTCGAGCTGCTTTGATTGTCATTGTCAACTTATCATCCCCTAGAAACCGAATAGACTGAAGATCCTTACTAACAGCCCTAATTCGGCTCTTTCTCGTGTTTCTTTTTTCAAGGCCTTGATCAACCTTACGAGTATTATATTAATACGAGTTAATTCGTATTTCAACCTTTTTTTCGTATTTTTCTAATATTTTTTCGAGTTATCGTGAAAAAACTGCTAAAATATATGAAAAAAGGAGCGATTCAATATGGCTAGAACTGAACTGACCCCTCAAGATAAAGAATACAAAAAGATTATTTCATCACGGCTAAATGATTTGCTCTCTAGAAGTGGTCGTAAACAAATAGATATAACTAGAAGCGTAGGTATTCCAGCAAGCACTCTTACAGGATACTTTAAAGGAACAAGACTTCCATCACCAAAAAATGTGGAAAAGCTCGCTGAATACTTTAACGTAGAAAAATCAGATATTGATCCGCGTTTTGGCCGCGACCCCAAGGAAGACGCTCTCAAAACCGCAGATAAAAACGTTCAACTCATCGCTGCGCATATTGACGATGGCACTACCCCTGAAGAAATGAATGATATTCTCACTTACATCGACTTCATCAAAAGCAAACGCGAAAAGAAGTGATTACCATGAATCGCTTAGAGTCTATGATTGCTGAACATCAAGAAGTTGACGTCTTATATCCGCACGGCATGCCAGATAAACTTTCGGGGTTCATCATTGATGACTGCATCTATCTTAACGATCGCCATACTTGGATTGAACAGCACGAAACACTGGCTGAAGAGATTGGTCACTATGCAACATCAAGCGGCAATATCGTTGACTATTCGACTGTGGAAAGCCGTAAGCAGGAACGTCGCGCCCGTGACTATGGTTACCAGCTTACGGTAACTTTGGATGATCTCATTTGGTGCTATGAACATCATCTAGACACGATTGATGATGTTTCTGCATACCTCGAAGTTACGCCTGCTTATTTCTGGCAAGCAATTGACTGCTACCAAAGAAAACTCGGGGAACTTTTCAAATATCACGGTTATGTATTCGATTTAAGGCGTGGGATTGACTTAGTCAGATGCTAGTTTGGCTCTTATACCATATTTATGATAAATTGTCAATTCTTTTCGCATTCTTTTTATTCGTGTTTTATTATGCCCACAAACCCTTATATAATGGGGATTTTACTCTTTCTTTTTCTTTTTTCTTTCTTTTTACGAGGTAAAAATGGACTTTTTAAATTTCAATAACTTTTTAGCTAATAAAGTTTTTAGCAATCCGTACGAAGATATTCACTTAGAGTATAAAACCGCTACATGGCAATTGCCCAAAAGCTTCTGGGAAACCGTTAGTTCTTTTGCGAATACAGAAGGTGGCTTAATTGTTTTAGGGGTTAAAGAAGACAAAACTAACCATCAATATGAAATAAGTGGTGTTGATGATTTCGCAACAGTAAAGCAAGAGATCTTTAATGGCAATAATAATCCAAACTGTATAAGCAGCCCTATAATCAATGATTCAGACGTAAAGATATTTGAATGCTTTGGGAAAACACTTATTGAAGTATTAATATGGCCTGAGCAATACAACAAGCGGCCCCTAAAAGCGAAAAACATTGCATATATTAGGACTGACGATGGCGATAGAAAGGCTACCGATGACCAACTTAAATACTTTGTTGTCGAGCATCAACGAGAAATTGATACTAGACTACTTAGAAACTTCGATTTTGACGATCTAAATAACATAGATCTAAGAGAATACGAAATTTTGCTGCATAGTAATACCAACACTCAATATAGAGATCTTGAAAATCTTGCATTCAATTTAGGAGTTTTCAGAAGAGACCGAACATCCGATGATAAAATCAAAAGATTAACTGAAGGTGGACTTCTCTTTTTTGGGAAATACAATTCTATTACTGATCGTTTTCCACATTTTCAACTGGATTACAGGAAGTATGATCATGATGGTGATACTGATTGGTCTGATAGAGTATCTTCTGGCGATATGAATTTTCCAGAATTAAATGTTTTTTCTTTTTATAATTTAGTAATTCCTAAGCTCGCTGCAGGAATCCCTGACAAATATTCTCAAGATGAGTCTTTAACAAGAGGATCATATTATTCTGACCTAAAGATTGCCGCTAAAGAAGCATTAGTAAATGTATTAATGCATGCATATTATGATGGGGAAAGTTCAGTAGTTATCATAGATAAGCCAAGTTATCTAGAATTTAAAAATCCAGGTACCATGCGTGTCAGCGAGGATTCATTTTTACGAGGTCAGGAATCTATAATAAGAAATACTCAAATTTCTACCCTCTTTAGAAAAATAGGCATATCTGAAAAAGCAGCTAGTGGAGGCCCAAGAATTCTTAAAGCCGCAAGCAGAAATCACTTACTACCTCCGGAAATCACTGTTGATCATCAGTCAAATACAACTACAATTCGAATTTGGAAGGTTGACGCTGTAACAATATTGTCCAAAGATCTTGAAGATGATATTGAAAGATTTATTGTAAATTATGTCAATCAGCATAACGAATTCAAGTTTTCTAATTTATACTCAGCAACAAGTGGAAAGTTTGGAAGCGAGGCACGAGTTAGAAAACGTTTAAACAAATTAATTGATGAAGATATAATTGTTTCACATGGCAACGGAAAGTCTCGTACTTATGGAATTAAAAAGACTGAAGAGCAGAAAAAAACTGAACACTTAATGATAATTAAAGAGTTAGAAAAAAGCTTATGATTTTCAAAGTTGATCGATTCTGATCAACTTAATTTTTGCACACTAATCGAACGTACGTTTAAAAAACAAAGGAAGGATATTATGTATGTTGTCAAACAAGGTAAGAAATATAAGTTTTGCGAGCGATATCGCGATCCATTGACTAACAAACGCAAGATTATCTCGATATGTTTAGAAAAAAAGACTAAGCAGGCTCAAAATCAAGCACAGGCTATTCTTCAAGCTAGACTGGCTAAGATAATGAGCCAAGTCAAACATGTTGAAACAATACCTGACGTAACTCTGCAACGCCTTATTGATGATTATCTGAATAACTATAAGCCCCGTGTCCGCCGTTCCACCTACGCAAATGCCGAGATGATGTGTAGATCGCTAGTCAAATCATTAGATAAGGACGCATTGATTGAAAAAATCACCCCGCTAATCTTAACGCGGACCATTGAAGACATGATCTATGGCCCACGACACATCTCAAACGCTTATGCATCTAAATTTAAAATTTTTCTGCATCAATTATTTGCTTTTGCGGTCAAAGAATCATATCTAAACAGCAACCCTGCAGAAAAACTGGAAATCGCCTATCGTCCTAGTGAAGGCGGCAGTTCAACTCGCAACAAGTTTTTGGAAGCTGACGAACTTAACAAGCTGCTTGAATATGCGTATGCCCACAATCATAACTATGCCACGCTTTGTGAATGGCTATATCAGACCGGAATGCGCTGTGGCGAAGCTCTAGCGCTTGATGTTAAAGATATTGAGAACACGAGTGATGGCTGGGTAGCACATGTCAACGGGACAATGGAATACACCAAACTTAAAATGAATGAATGGCATAAAACCGATCAAACAAAAACGCCCGCCGGAATGCGCGACGTTGCGCTCTCCAGGCGAGCAGTCGAAATATATCGTGATCGGTACGCCTATGCTGATGGGCATGGCTATTTGTTCACTACTAAGCATCATACACCAATTCAAATATCAGCGTTCAATACTTTTTTGCGTAATGCAGCTAAAAAGCTAAAAATTGACAAGCCAGTCAGCTCTCACATCTTTCGCCACACGCATATCTCAAAGTTGGCTGAGCTAGGCGTGCCGATGTATGTAATCCAGCAGCGGGTTGGTCACTCTAACAGTCGGGTTACTCAAGAAATCTACACACACGTTACTCACGAAGTGCTTGTGAAAAATCGTGATCAATTGGAAAATTTGTGACAAGTTGGCTACTTATTGGCTACTTAGAACTGTAAACAGGGAAAAATTCACAAACTCAATCGATATTTTAAAAATCTGGCAAAAAGAAAAACCCTTGCACAGCAAGGGTTTGGGTCGACACTCGACTACTTAACGTCGCGACGGCGTTCAGGAATACGAGCGGACTTACCAGTACGTTCACGCAGGTAGTACAGCTTAGCACGACGAACGCGACCGTAACGAACAACTTCGATCTTAGC